ATAAAAATAAGACACCTATTAAGATGTCTCATTTCTAACTATCTCTTTCCATTTTTTCCTTAATAGCTTGCCTTATAAAACCTGCTTTTGTATATCCTTTTTCTTCACAATAAGTCGCAAGAGTAGCAGCTTCTTCTTTTGGCATAGATAATTTAACTTGTGCGTATGCCTTTTTAAAATAACGCTCATTTGCTTCTTTTTTTGCCTTTGATACTGTTATCTTAACCGCCTCCCATCATATCTCTTCTTATTATAAAGGAAATCTGCTCACGTAGCAAGTAATTATTTATCCGTTTTAACCGCATAGCACCGCATTTATACGGTGATTTACGTCCGTTACCACTGAAAAAGTCCTATAAGTGCCTATAACTTTTCCATGAAATGCATGTTTTATTGTAATTTGACCAAATCATAACTATTTACTGACATATCAATGATTTGTTGACCATCCCATTGTACATAAACAAATCCATCTGAGTAATAATGGAGTCCTTTTATAACAGTTCCATCTATATATTCTGTTGTATGATCATGTCTGTTTTTATATTTTCTTACTCGATCTCCCTTTCTTAAACACTTCCAATCTTTATTTTCTACCAACCACATACCCCTTTCATGAAAACAATCTTTCAATTATCTATATATTCTCTACGCATTTCATAAATGTTTTGGTTTCCATATCAAATGGATTACAGTCATAATAAAAGAGACATTTTGTAAAATCTTCTGCACACTGTAATATAAGTGTATCAATGTCTGTTGTATCCGAATCAAACAATTCAATATCTGCCCCAAATACTTTGCAAATATACTCTTTTTTACTTTCATCATTTGTTATAACTAATTCCCAAAATTTTCCCTCTGGATAGGTATTTAAAACAAATCCTTTTTCTTTAAGCAAATTACCGTAGTTCATATTCAAACCTCCACTTGAAAGCAATTTTTCAACTATTCATTTTTCCTCTTTTAATATCAAACAATTTTTCATTATGCTAATCTTATTCCGTTTTTTGCTTGATACTCAGCCCAACATTCGTTAAATCTATTTGGGTTTATATCTTTGCCTCTAAGAAACCTTGCATATTTTCTTTTCAATGGCTGCATTTCTTTTTTATAAATATCGTCATTGATCCAATTCCAAATATCCATATACGCCATGTCATATTTTACACCACGTTCAGGTTTCCATTCAAAAACATCTGCACATATAATATTGACCTTTTCGTTAAAATTAAGCTGCGAAGCAACCAAATCAATGACTTCCTGATTTTTTTCAATCACAGTAATACTTTTCACTTCTGGTTTATCTTGAATTGCCATAACAATCATTCCAATTCCAAGACCACCAATAATAATATCTCCATATGCTTTTGAACAAAATCTTAAATTTGTTCGTTGTTCCATACTCGTGTCAGACATAACACACTCTCCGTTATGTGTTAATCTAATATATGTTCCAGGCATAATACCATCTAACATTGCTCTGAAATTGCCTTGTTTTATCTCAAACTTCTCTAATTTCCAACCGTTATTTTCTCTTTCCTCTAATAACTCTGGCATATTTTTATACATTCAATCACCTACTTTCATTCAGAAGAAACCGTCATTTTATGACTCTTTATTTTCTCCAAATACCTTCCACATATCATTTATATATTCAAGTACATCTTCTGCCATCACATAATTATGTACATAATCCGAATGACTTTCTACGTATTCTGTAAAATTTTCCAAAATATCTCTAAGTTGTTCTAATTTGTTTGTATTTTCTTCTGACTTATCCATAATTTATCCCTTGAATGTTAAATTTCATCTGCCACTTTCATAGTAACTACATGGTAGCTCACATTTTCCAGAGCTTTTTACGCCTTTCCCACATATCATATTATCAAGTACATATATACATGGTTTTTCTCTATTCCATAATCTTCTATCCATTTCATCTTCTAAATCTTTTGCTTTAATACAATATTCATTTTGTTTCCGTATTTTATCTACTATATACTTTTGAATTTCCATATAATATCCTTTCCTGAAACTTAGGTTTCATCTTCTTTATTTTTTATTCTTGCTTTATTTTCTTCGCTCCATTCAAGAAGTTCCCAACCTTTATATTGATGAGATCCTCTCTTTTTCTTGCCTTGTTTGGTTCTCTTGATGTCTCTAATTCCACCAACAAACTGTATTACCGTTCCAGGTAATAAATCTTCGTGTTCTTTCGCCCACAATGACAAATTATTTATGTCATAAATAGTTCCATTCGGTGATTGAATTTTCCAACTTTTTGCAATTGCGTTTGTTTCAAAACTACCACTATTAGGACTTGTTGTTGCTGCAATTTGAGCAAGCTTTACATTGTTCTTTGCAGCTCCAAACTTTCCATCGTTTGATTTAAGAATATGTGCGCATTCTTTACTGCACGTTTTCTTTTCTGATGAAGGCGAAACATAAAAATATTTTCCACAAACTTCACATTTCTTTTTATTCCTAATATGTTCAACTCTACATTTTTGACAACAATAATACTTGTTTCTTCCTGTATCTTTACCACAATTTAAACATTTCATTTAAACCACCGCTATTTAGAATAATATTTTTGTACTCTCTTCTTCCATTTATCAGGAATTTTATCAATGTTATCTTTTAAAACTCCATATGCCCAACTATCACCTTCATACATCATATATTGTAATGTATGTAATATTTTTTGGGACGCAATATAACCTGGTGCAAGAACTGGCATTGAATCTAATTCTCTATTATTTGATATAAAAAGTTTTGACATATCTGATGATGATCTTGTTCCTTTTGGGTATTTATCTGGAATATAATCCATCTCACCTGTAATACTACACATTCCATTTTTGGGTAATGTGCTAATATAATAATCTGTCCACTTTTTACTTATTGTATCTCTATTATCCTTTGTAGCAAATACAATCATTGCCTTATCTTCTTGTAATGATTGTTGTAGCAACAAACTAGCAATATCGTCATGGATAGTGTTTTTCTGTAAATATTTATAGACACTCTTTGCTAATCTATCATCTACTTCATTTATATATGATTCTAATTGTTTCATATATAAATCATGTCTATTTTTGTATTTTGAATAGTAATCACTAACATATGACATATTATCATGTATAGGGTGTGGCGCAATATTCAAAGTTCTACTTTCAGAATCTATCGTACATGGGATTGAACATCTTTCATTTTCAATCAATGTTGCAGCTTGAAAATTTCCATGTTTATCTAATAAAATACCGATGTTAGGCTTGATTCTTATGTGTGCCACTGGAAGGACATCTTCTACATTTAATATGTCATACTGTTTTAAAATCTCATTATATATACTACTCATATTTCCTCCAAGGAATTATAACATTGCTATAACATCTGCATTTTCTATAATAACTTCTTCTTCATCATTCCCATAAGAATAGTCGTGCCCTGCAATAATAATCACATTATTTCCGTCATATACAGAAGATTTTTCAATGCCATCATCAATGATATTTTTCACATCTATCAAATCTTCACAATCAATAATATTGGAAATATTTAACCCACATGTACCATCTAATTCTGTAGGTGCTTCTGTATCATATGAACTTACATCATATTCATAGTCCCATTCATAACTATTTCTACAAATATCTCCAATATTATATTTTTCATCTTTACAACATCTACGAATTGCAACAATTGAATATTTTTCTTCTTTGATCTTATCAAATATTTTCTGTAAATCCATATCATCCACCCCATAAAACTATTCTTTCATCTATTGAATCTTACAATAATCTCTACTCATTTTTACAATTTGATTTGTAGAATAAGATGAATAAATTTTATTAAGTGCTTCTCTGTATTCAATAACATTAAAATCTTTTAATTTTTGTTCTGAAACTACTTTAAATAACTGTTTTGTAAATCTTTCTGATAATCCAACTAACCTCATATGTTTAATTTCTCCTGTTACAGCATCCACTAACATAATTGTCAGTCCTAATCCTTGATTTTTTCCAACTGAACTTAATTCTGACAAATTCTTGCTCAAATGTGACGAATATGGAGCGTCCATCCAATTAAGATTTCCGATTTTCGCCGTAATTATTATCAATCCATATAATTCTAAGAATCTTATTTCAAATTTATTTCCACTTTTAAATTGATTAATTTCATCTTGTGTTGGATTTCCAAAAAATATTATTAATGTTGCACCATTATCAGCAATATCAAAAAGAACACCTTCATGATGATTTTTAAAATTTTCTATAACCTGACCTACTCTATATGATGTCATTTTACTTCAACCTCCTTAATATTATTTAATTGCTCAATATAACCATCTATTTTTATTTTTGCTGCATTAGTAAATCTAAAACCATTTTTCTCTGCAAAAACTTCCACTTCTTTATAATGAGATACATCTACAATTACGCTTGAAGTGTCCCAATCCCATTTTGAAGTTTTTATTTTTCTCGCATCTTTATATATTTTATCACTTTTGCCTTCCCATTTAATTGATAATAAGGTTGTATCTTTTCTTGAATATATCCATTTTGTATATTCATGTTTATATTTTCCGTCAACAGCTTTTTTAAGAATATCTTTATCGTGAATACAAATACAAAATCCATTTTTTAATAATTTATTTCCAATTTCCGCAGCTCTATCAGAGAAATCTCCAATAGTCTCTGTTAGGTTTCTATACCATGTTCCATCCCATTGATACTTGTTTGCTTTTACCATATCAATAAAATCACTATTTTTTTCATATTGTAATACAATTCTATTATTATTTTTTACAATTTCTACAATTCCGTTATGTTTTATTTCGTCAGGCTTTATACTATCTAAACTTACTAAAAGCTCATTCACTCTTTTCTTTTCATATTGACTATGATATTCTTTAATAAACTTACCATTTAAACAATTTCTGTTATCAATCCAAAATTTCGATTCTGCTTCATTATTTATTATATCATTAATATCAATATTTCTTTTTTCGCATTCTTCATAAAAATTAAGTCTAATGGTGCTAGCCCATGCTATCTGCTTTTCTGTGCCTTTCAAATCTGGAAACTCGTATTCTTTGGAAGTTTCCATTGATTTTTTATTCGATTCTTCTATTTGTTTAGCTTTGCAATTTTCACAAATTCCTTCAAAATGTCTATCTATCTTCCATTGTCTTTCAGACATCTTTCCAACTACATTCACTCTGCCCTCATGTCCACACGAATATGTTCCATAATACCATGCCATAATATTTCTCCTTCCGTAATTTACTTTTCTCCGAAAATCTCCATAAATTTATTATACTTAATAATCTTCGGAATATTTCCTTCTCTTTGCATTACAAATATATATTCTTTATCAATCATTCCAAGTGGCATGATAAATAATTTTGATCCTTTATATTCATTTCCACAATCATCCATGTAAAATATATTTGCGTATACTCCTTCAGGAAAGAATTTAACATCATAAAATTCATATCTTTCACCATTGTAATTTACATATTTTCCAACGAGGTTCCGCAGTAATGGAAATGATCCTTTCCCGAAACCTTTAAATGGTTTATATTCTGGAATATATTCTATGTATTCAAGATCATTTAATGTGTTATCAAGTTTATATATGTCATTATCAGAGAATTTATGCTCAGACACAAATGTTTTACTATAAAAACCATCAACTTCTGAATGACAACATTCATAAGCATATAATGTTTTCCCAGTTTTATGATTAACATATTCTATTTCTGTCCAAGATACAAATGACTTGTTAATATTAATATCTCTTTCTTTATATTGTATATTATTTTTATTTAATGCATCAATATAATACTCATCCACTTTGTCAATTACTACAAATTCTACCCCTTCAAAATATGTTTTCTGCATATTATCCTCCAAATTATACTAAGACCATCTTATTATTTTACCACATTATATACAAATTGTCCATGAGATAAGAATACTTTCATATATTAACTACATTTCCGTTAAAGTTTTTCAAACGATTAAATTCGCTCGTAGCTCTCAATAATTCGCCAGTTTCCAGAAAGAAGAATATAGTTCTTTCCGAATCCTTATGGCTCTTCTGATATTCTTCTGGTATAAATCCTTTCAGAAATAAATATCCTGCCATTTTCATAGAATAAATATTTATATATCTGTTATTATTAACCCCCATTATATTTACCTCCATACATATGTAATATTCGTGTTGTTTGTAAGATTCTTATTTTGAAAACTGGTATTCATCTACTTATTGAATCTGTCTATGAAAAAATTTCCAGCATATGTTATATAAGCTATTTGATAATATTTTTCTGTTTCCCAAAATTCTATGGGAGAAGCACTTATATTATTTTCTTTTAGAATTTCTTTTGCCTTAAATAATTCTTTACTTGTCATATACCCTCCATGAAATTCTCGTTCTATTGTATTATTTATAAATCCAACAGTGCAGCTATAATTACCGCTACAAATCCAAAACAAGCAATACATCCTAATGTATACATATTATCTATTCTCCTTTCCACTTGTCACACACATAAACAAGTACAAATCATTCCTACAAATCCACCAATAATGAATCCAATTACAATTCCTACGATCATTTATTTTCCCTCTTTCTCAGCAAAATACTGTTTTTGTTATATGTTTCGTAGCTTCATAAGTTCTATGTATTTCTTTTGCAATCTCCTTATTGCTCATGCCTTTTCTCAGCATATTTTTAATTGATAGCTTCTCAAAGTCTGTTATTTTATTTCCATGTCGCTCTGGTTTACCGTTATCTTTCTTCCATTCATAGCAAATCCAGGATGGTTCTGGAAACAATGTTTCCCTTTCGTATTTCTTCCAGTTGATTATCTCTTTATGATTTTCAGCCCATTTCCAAAACTCTGCTGCGTCAATCAAATATCGTGTCTGATTTTTCAACTTAACCTTTTTACAAGGAAGATCATATTTGTCAATCCATCTCACTACTACGCTTATATCTGAATGAAAGCATTTTGCAAGTGTTTTCGCACTAATTCTTTCCCCATAATAATGATTTAGTCCCATTTTGCTTGCTTTATGCTTCACAGAAGATACACTTCTATCCAGGAATTTTGCCGTAGTTTCAACTGATTGATTCAAATACCTTCTATACATATAAGTTTCTTCATCTTTTGTCCATTCTCTTCTTCCCATACACTACCTCTTAGCTTCTAGCTTTCAATAAAATACGATTTTCATTTACTCTTATGGTTCAATTAGTTTCATGTAGTTCCCATCCGCAATTACTATAAATCTAGGATTTTCTTTAGATCCCATTAATGTAATTGCAATTTTTCCGTTTGTCCAACAATCCCATATAAGTACATCACCTATAATTTCACGACATTTAATGCTATGAAAATAATTCAATAATCTTCCATACAGTTCATCATATGATAAACCTCTTCTTGTTACTAATCCATTTTTCCCATCTTTATGTGCCTCTTGAAAAGTCATATCATTCACCCCTTGAATTTAAATTTACCTATGTAACATTTCCTTTAACCATACATCAAAATTGAAGTTCTCCATATTTTCTTCTCTTTCTGTATAGTTTCCATTATAATTACGGAAACAGTTTCCAGAATCACGTTTGTCTTTATCCCAACATGATACATGCTTATTTGTCCCTTTCATTATTTTTCACCTCTTCCATCAGATATGATAATCCCTTACTATAGTGACGATTGAACCAATCATATACAGTATTCTTATTAGTTCCTTTTGGAAACGCATACCACGCAGCTTTAAGGTTTCCGTTACGATCAACAGGAACATTCTGAAATTCTATCCATAACGCTTCTACATTCTTATCAATTATATTCTGTATCGTTAATTCTTTTTCTTTCATATAGTTCTCCCATAATTTATGAATTTGTTGTATGATTTGCAAAAAGGATTAAAACATCTATCCACTAACACAAATTTCCCATTAACAAAATCAAAATACTGTTTTCTGCTTTTCTGTCCGCATACATAACAATAAATCATATTATCACTCCATTCTTGATACTGAATTACAAATTTTCTGATTAAGTTTCTGATATATCTCCGCTGATTCATCTAACGCTTTAATTACAGATGTTTCACATGTTAATTTTTCTGCTCTGTAAGCATTGTCAATTAAACAAATTAAACCATTTGATAAAATACTTATTTCCTTTGGTGTAAGTTCCAATTTGATTTTCCCGTTATTGTTCATATTTTCTCCAATCCTGAAATCATCATTTCATTTACTTTAATACAATTAACTCTGCTTCTTCGACATATTTCTTTGCAGCATTATATCCATTTCTATTAAGTTCACCTTCAATACTAAACCAAAGTGAATCTAAAAAATTTGGAATAGATGCAAAATCTTTGTTTTGATATTTTTCTCTATATCGTTTATACGCCGTTTTATATAATTCATCTACTAAATCACGCTTCATTGTATTTCCTCCATTCTTCCAAAGAAACTCTTGTTTCATCTCTACTGACTAATTTCCATTAATCCATGTTTGTAGCAATATTCAACCTTCTTCATCATATATTCTGGATTATCACTACATAACATATAATCAGTTCTTAATTCTGACGGATGACAACCTTTTGCAAGACCTTGCTTCTTTCTTATTCTGTCATTCTTCGTTTTGTTATGAATACAAACATTATTGTATGATCCAAGCCATATATTAGGATTCCAATTATTCATAAATACACATAAATAATCTTTTCCAACCATTATCTCATAGTATTTCTGATTATCGTTTTCTCCATATTTCCATTCATATTTCATAACATTTCCTCCAATATTCAATTTGAAATATCTCTTTCATCTATTAATTCTCTATTAATTAAAACAGGTGGCACTCTATATCAAGTACCACCCATGAGTATGTAATATTATCGTTCTGTGTATTCCCATTCAGCAATAAAGTCAAATGCTTCATTGTAATACATAGGGTTCAAATCCTTGTAAGAACTACATCCAAACTTTTCCTTTAACTCATTCCACATATTAATGAAATAGCTTTTTGAGTAACATTTGTATTTAGTTCCATGCGCTCCATCCAGAAGTTTATTGATTCTGTCTTTCGCTGCTTTATACAACTTCTGTTGCTGTCTAGTGGATAATGTCATATTTTCCACCATCTTGTTAAGCATTTCCGTTTGCTCTCCGAGAAGATCTTCCATTGCATTGATCTGAACTGTTTGACCTTCTAACTGCTTTTCAATGGAATTTCTAAAGGTATCAAAATCAATTCCAACAATGGAAGTATTTGTTTCCTTAGTCATTTCATATTTTCCAGTCTTACGGATAGTCGGAAGAACTTCTGTTGTTACCCATAATCTGAATGGTTTTGCAATAGGTTTCTTACTTCTTAAAACTAAAGTATAGAATCCAGATTCACTAATAATATTAGCTTCACCTTGACGACCTAAGTTGAACTTAGACCGTTCATAAGGCTCTAAACTTGCCATTGCTACCGTTGGATTGCTATGCTCTAAAATTTTACACACATCAGTTGCAACAAACCAAGGCTCATTGTCAATTAAAACCATTCTAATTTCGCCAAAAGTTTCATTTTCAAATACTTGCAATTCATTTCTTTCCATTTGCAATTCCTCCTGTACTTGCATATTATTTAGTTCTCAATGTGCATTTGTAAAATATTGGAAATTTTCTGATTGACTAATCGTGTTGAAATGATATATAATAGATAAGTCAATCAGTTAATGGTTTCCATGCTGATGGCGGTTAATGGTGGTTTCTAGTTTCTCAGGCTGTGAACCACCATTTCTATTTCTGCTTATCTTTCTCCCGTTCTACAAGAATCATTCTTACGAGATTAGAAAAATTCGTTCCCTTTTCTTGTGCCTCTCTTTCCAATGATTCTTCCAATTCTTTTGAAATATAAACAGACTTTCTTATTCCATTCTGCTTAGGTTTCGCCATTGGATTTCCTCCTTACGTCTATTATATTATCATTTTAACAGGTACTTGTCAACATCTATTTTCATTATTTTTATGTTCATAAGCACTATCGTAACTGCTAAAACTTCCATTCTAGCAGCCACTAACTACAAACGAATCATGCAATATGTAATCCTGATGCTTTCAATAATGCTTCAAATGCGTTTATCAATTCTATCCTCATTTTCTTTTTAGCAACTGAACCTTTTCCGCCTTCTCTTATACTATCATCCAGGCGTGTTTTGTATTTTCTTACTTTATCATTCGCAAACAGATCAATCTCTTCTATTTTCCCGTTATCCATCTGCATTCTCATAAAAACGTGTGTATTCTGTTTATTTCCATCTGTATATTCTATAAAGCTTGCTAAATTCTGCATATGTATATCATCCATCAACTCAGTATTGCTATTATAATCAGCACTGTGAGTACAATTCCAAAACAATAACCTAATTCGTACATTTTAATGTTCTCCTTTAATTTCATAATCACTTCCGAGAAAATGATCTATTGTATATGTTTCCACTTCTTCAATCCAATCAGATGCTTCATATTTCCCATTCTCAAAATCAATTGCCATCTCCGCAATTTCCATTGTCAATGCCATACTATCAACATTTTCGCTGTTTACAGGATATACAGTTCCATCTTGAACCATATCGTTATAGCATTGCATCATAAGAGCTGATGTTTCTGATATTTTCCGCTCATGTTCTGTTCTTTCACCAAAACGAATCATCTTTAAGATTTCCAGAATCCTATTTGTATATCCATGAATACCTTCATACATTAACCAACAATCAAGAATTTCATATTCTGTATATTTCTGTTTTATTTCCTCTAATGTTGTATAATTTGTTTCATTCATATAGTTGAATGCTTCAAGTAATGATCTTTCCATCGTTTATTCCTCCTGTTTTTGGGTATAAAAATAGCCTTATAGATATATTCTCTACAAGGCTATTTGTTTTCGTTATTCTATTAATTACAAAAGCCCTCAAATATTTCTATTCAAGGGCTTATTACATCATTGGAGTTAATACCATACTTACATCATTCTCAAATATCACTCCCGTATACTTTATAAGTATATCTAAATAATAGTATGTTGTCAATCAAAGATATATCTGATATTATCCAGATCAATCATAGTGTTATCATCATTAGTGCCTCTGAAATAATTAAATGCATTACTTGTCATCAATTTCGCTGTTCTAGCAAACTTTTCTAAAATTTCCTTTGAAGCTTTATTATGTCCGTTTTCTGTCCAACAATCTGTTTCAATTCCGCACCAACAAACTGTTATATCTTCTGGAATACTCACATAAGGTTTGAATACTTCTGGAATTAAGATTCTTTTAATTTGGGAAGGATGCACTTTATTTGTAACATACTCTATATAATCATCTTTATGTATATCCATATCTGACATTTCATGTTCTGTTGCTTCTGTGCAATCTACTTCCAATAGAGCTGCACCGTAATTAGGAAATGAGTTTTGATTTTTCATTGGTGAAAACAAATATACAACAGATGTACTATTATCACTACGTTTCCCATCATTCCAATTGTTATTCCCACATTCGTCCATGCTCAAAATTCCATTCTTACAAATGGATTCTAAGTCACAAATATCTACATTCTTATATAACATCATAAGATTAACTCCTCCTGTTTTCTTTATATTATATCATTATATCAATTTCTTTCCCAATTTGAAAGATACATTTCATCGTTATTCTTCATTAAAAATTTCCGCTATTAGTTCATCAGGAATAACATCTTGCAACAATTCCTGTGCTGTCCAGTTTGTCTTACAGCTATTATTCGATACCGCATAAGCAACAACATTTCTTACAAGATTCTCAAATTGTTCTTTATCTGTTATATTTTCCAAAACTTCTCTAATATCGCATGAATATCTTGCAAATTCCATATCGTCCATAACTATTCCATCCTTTCTTACGGTATATAATCAAATTCCGCTAAACCGCCATTATCCATTACATAAGCTTGCGCAGCTTCACTATATGTTCCATCAAAGTTTCCGTTCTCTGTATCGTAATCACTAACATGATCTCCAATTTCCATCTCATAGAAACAAAAGATATTAGATATGAGATTTTCCATATCTGTTTTAGGTTCATATCCCTGTTCTCTAATCCAGATTGCCATATAATCATAATCACATAATTTTTCTTTTGGATATGTACTATAATCTTTTTCCTCTGTCCATCTTCCGTATGTATCTACCATTCTAATAAACCTCCTTATATAATGGATTTACACCAGCAGATTTTTCAATAGTTTTTCTTGCATTCTCAATCATCTGCTCTGCATTTCCCATCTTATCAATGTTTCCTTTTAAATTTTCCATAGCTTCTAAACGTGTTTTCCCTTTTGCTATCAGCAAACCAACTCTTTTAACAGATATTTTCCATTCGTCATTATCACGTAATATAAAGAAGTCTATTCCATATTTAGTAAAACATTCCGCAATAGCTTTTCGCCACTCAGAATAATCTTTATTATGAAATGCAATGTAAACTTCCTGGATATCCTTTTCTTTCTGTTCTGCTTTCTTACGTGGCTTATACTCAACAGGTTCTTTAAAATCTGAACTTGTAATACTTTCCAGATATGTCATTCTTTCCTTGTATCCTTTAGCCAATTTTAAACCTGTGACACACTCAAAGATTTTAATGCTTGCCTTGTTTCCATTATGTAAGCGTTCTTTAATCTGGTTCTTACAATATGGAATATCATAATAATGAATTAATGGCAATAAATTGTAATTCCATTTCTTTTCCATCCCATATACGTCAAGAAAAACATCATCAACAATTTTCATTTCCATTTCTGGTAAATGTTCCATATCTTCTGCAAGTAAAGCCTTAACACGTTCTATTTCTTTCCGTTCCTGTTCTGCTTTTTCCAGCGCAGCACGTTCATTTTCTTCCTGTAAACGTTTCTGTTCTTCCATACATACCTTATAATCTGCAATAGCTTTTTCCATTGCCTGTTCTGTATCAAGTCCGTTATTGATAAGGTATTCAACAAAACCATATTCTGTCTTTTTCAGTTCTATATAAGTCTTTTCATTCTTGTTGACAAACTTATATAATGTTTTCGGTTTGGTCAATTCGCCATTGCGCTTATAGTATGTATAGTTCTCTACTTTTTCCAGATAGTAACCTTCTAAAAGCTTTAAGCAAAGATAATCTACCATATTATATATTTTTCCATCATATCTAATTAATTTGTTAAATAAGTTTTCCACTTTTGTTTTACGTGGCTCTTTGATATTGTCTGTAAATCCAAAATAAAATTTGTCTGTTTTAATCATGTTCTTATCCTCCATCACTCACATTTAAAACTGTCTAATACGTTCTTTAAATTTTCCAACTGATTCTCTGCTTCTGTTCTTGCGTATTCGTCCACGTAGAACTGTTTTCTTTCCTGTCTACATTCTTCAAGAACATTCTGTAGTTTTGTATCTATACTATTAATGATAACAGTTTCCGCTGTTTCCCAGTCCTCTACTTCTTGCGATTCTCTTTCTTTAAGGTAACGATTGTATAAATCACGTTCCTGTAATTTCTGTTCTATGTCATCATCTGGAATAGGATCGTCAATCCAATTCTGCATACAGAAATGTAACAATTCTATTGATTTTCCATTGTATGTAGACATATGGAAACTATTTCCACCAGCTACGTCATACCACATTGTTATAATTCCATCTTCTGAAATTTCTACAATGTAGCGTAAATTTTTATTCTCTAAAGCTGATTTATACGCTTCAATTCCTTTATGGATGATTCTTTCTTTATTCTGTTCAATCAGTTCTAGCCATTCTCTGTTAGTCATTCTTATACCTCCAAAATTTTTCACTAAAAAAGGAAACTAATTCAATTTAGTCTCCTTTTTAGTATTCTCTATTATTCTATTCTTCATCATATCTTTCATTAATGACATCTATAATATCATCCAGATACATTTCTTCATTGTATGTTGATTGATTAGAAATTTCTAATATTTTATTATCTATATCAAAATTAAAATAAATACCGTAATCAATTCCTCCTGCATTAATTGTCACTGTCCATTCATCAATGTTATTTACTCCGTTATTTACTTTATTCAAACAATACGCAAGTGAGTTTACACTCCTTTCAATGTCCACTGAATATCTCATTCTTATTTCCTCCTATTCTCACATTCCATAGAAAACACTTTCTTTTCTATTTTTAATCATTCTAGCATGCTGATTTTACAATTCTATAATCCTGTTCTTCCCATCCATCTGCAATAAGATCGTCATACAATTTATTAAATTCTTCTGCATTGTAAATAGTTCCTAAACCCTCTGTAATATCTCGATACTCACCATCTCCAAAATCCCAAAAGACTTTCTCTTCCGTTCCTTTTTTTATTACTATATCCATGTGCTATCCCCCTTTACAATATCTCAACTTCTTTCACATTCCATGTGATTTTTGTTAAATCATCAGAAATTTTCCCATCATAACTCTGATGTGTAGAATCCCATATGAGTTCTACTGTATCATCTGGACGTACACAAGCCCATAAATGATCATGATTTACTTTTGTGATACAGATAATTCCTGTATCGTCAAATGTTCTATGCTTTTCTGCTCTTTCCTGTTTTAATAATTCCATTGCTTTTTCATAATTTGTCATAGTATCAACCCTCCATCACGTTTTGACCTGTTTATATTATTGATTATATTACAATGCTTTTAATTTCACAACACCATTATATATAGTAAATTTTCCATATACATAATTGTCTTGTGTAAAATCATAATCGTAAACGTGCCATAATTCCAATTCAGTGTTACATTTCCATCTGTTCTTATTTAAGATGTCGCAAATTTTCTTTGCGCTTCTATCCGAAGCAAAGAAAGCATATGTTTTTGAATGTAGATACTCCGTTCCCTTATTTGTCATTGCAATTAATTTCATGTTATCAATTCCTTCCTTATTATATAGTGTTCTGTTTGACCGTTCAATCGGCATACAGAACTATTTTCCGTATGCCTATCAACGGTCAAACATTGTTGTATAAGCGGTCAATTGTTCTCATGATCTTCATCATCAAACCATATTCTGTTAAACCTTCCCACATAACAATAGAAGTCTTTCCGTTTACGGTAACAAACACGCTTTCCGATTCTTCTGAATATGTCACTGTTACTCTGTTTCCGTTTGTATACGGATTTTCTTCTAACATTTCATTAAATTTGTTGATCCATTCCATTTTTCTTTTCTCCTGTTCATTCTATTAATTCTTCTATTGTTTCGCACAATCTTAAAAGAGCAGCTTTCACCACACTATTTCCGTTAAGTTGTGATAACTCATTGTATAGTTCTGTTTCCGCTTCTTCTCTGTTTTCTTCATCGTCATAGCCATCGGAAAGACAGTCGATAATCTTTCTTGCTAATTCTGAACTATTCATGTTTATTTCCTCCCTTGTGGTTTAATGAACTTTCCAACATTGCCAATAATAATCTTCTTTTGTTGCTATTTCTTCTGGAGTCATATCAGGATTAAACATTTGTGTTCTTCTAATAAAATCTTTGTACTGTTCATTAAAATCATCACAATATGTAATTTCTTCTGATAAAATTCTCCCATCATCACTCGCATATTCATAAATAATACTTGATTCATCACTATTGTATGTTTCCAAAAATTTATTAATTGTTCTGCC